AAGTACTGAAGCGAACGCTTCAGCGGCTTGTTCAACTTCTTGGTGATGAACCTGCCCCAGTCAGCCTGCTTCTCAGATGGCGCGTCAGGCACGCGAATTGTGAAATACGTATCTCTCGACAGGAAAGCGTTCTGATACTGGCGGCGACCGTGTTGCGCCAACACCGGCGCTTCACCCAAGTTACAATTGATTTTGAGCTTGAGCTTCTTCGCCTGCTCAGGTGAAAGCAGCGGAGCGCCGTTGAATAACTCATTGATCTTCGCCCGATTTGCTGACTGAAGGAACGCCGCCTCATCCGTTGCTTGGATGGTGCTCGTACATTTATCGGCTGACGAAAAGTTCAGAGAGCTTAGTCTGGTTTATTTGTTAACTCTTTCGGTTTCCAGCATCGGGACGGGTACTTTTTAAATTCTTCATACGCTGTGTGCGCTTTAATATGGTCAATAGGTGTCCAAATTGAAAGGCGATTGCAACATCCACAAACCTTGCAAACGTGGAGGTCTTCCTCACCGTCAACGTGATACTCGCATTCGTTTTTTACTGCGAGCATGGCCCGCATTGCCATAGCGATGCTGCCAGTCGCTCGATCCCACCAATTCGGTGCGACGTTTTCTGGACAACCAATGCAGCACTTGGAGCGAGCCTCAGCTAGTTCTTTAGGAACAGGAATGCCCCCGTCTCCGAGCCATTCGGTAATGACAGAAAGTCCTTTCGCGGTCTTACGCAATGTGTCGAGCAGGCTCATCACGTTACTAAAGCGCCGCAACCTTGACATGCACCGCTGCCCCTTGGCGGCAATAGCGCTTCAGGGGTTAAATCAGTTTCCATCACCCACTCGCTGTTCGGGTCGAGCCGATTAACCGTATATTTTACGGTGTCAATGAAACAGGTGTTCTGATCGGAACCCGGAAGGTTGTTACCTTTTCGAAACGTACTAACATCCGCGACCACTTGGGAAAGCAGAGGTGACGGACCAAAGACACGTCCAGCGGCTTCGGGTTGTTTATAGAAGAACTCACCTTGGGGGCAGTTGTAATATGACTTGAGCCAACGCATAAATCATTTATGTACGAGCATGTGGGATTGAAGGATAGAATCTTGTTCGTCCTGTTCTTCTTCCAGCCAACCGAACCCATCAGTTTCATCAGTTTCTTTAGCCAACTTTGCGATCTGAAAGCCTCTACGTCTAGCCCCTTCGACGCAAATCGCTAAAGCATCGAATTGATCGGGACTCTGGCGAGTCCTCAATTTCATCTCCTCTTTCGGTTCGATCTGGATTACCTTGGCACCTCCGCGAGCGACCCAATCCCACTGTCGTTTGCAACCCTCATCCATAACATCTTCAGGGAGGCTACGTATTTGGCCGGATTCTATAGCGTAACGAACTGCGTACCAAAGTTCTGAGACAAAGTTAAGGTAATGTTCACAGGAAAGCTTGAGACGCCGTTGCTGATCTTCCTCGTCATAGATAAAGAAATCAAGGGAGACTGGTCGAGTCGTTGGCTTTCCGCCAAACTCGACAGGGTTACACGCTGCGGACCAATGGCGAGCGAGCGCCGTGCCCAAACTGCCGCGTCCGGTTGAGTCGTGAAAAAAGTTCTCAGGCAGAATGTTATTATCTTCACATTTATGTTTAACCCAGCGTGATATTTGGTCTTCGGGTTCTTCTTTGCCGACGATGACCGGCACAATCTCTTGCGGATGAATGCAGAGCACCTGCTTGCTGTCATTGTCCAATCCAAATTCAGCAATTCCGAACACGCAACGGTCGCCTCCATAAGCAGCGTCGAGGCCAGCAATCTTTGTCCGCTCGGTTCCCATCCACAGCGGCATGCCAAGAGCGCCGAACTGACGGCACATCTGGCGGGTGATTACGCGGCGGGCCATCATGGAGATTTTCATGGAGCCGACGCATTGCGAGTAATACTCAGGCGACTCTTTTGGGAAGAACGAGAGCGTTTCTTTAATCTTCTGCTCGTTAATGAGGTATTTGAACTTGTTGCGAGTGGCCGCATCGAAGTTCGGTGAGTCAGTTCCAATGAGATTGACGCAGACACCACCCATGAAGCGGGTTTGCCACACAGTAGTTTTGGAAGTCTCCATTTGGGTGCCCCAACCGTCAATCGGTTCAGCCGCCATTCCGAGCGGATCGGTTGTGTCAGAAGGATTGCCGAGGATTATCGCCTTGAAATCGACGTTCTTGTTCAAGTTTGAAAAGGCCGACAACATGCTCGGTCCCATCAATTGAAATTCGTCTCCTACCAACCGAACCCGTTTTTGTTTGATGCCGCAGTTGTGAACTACAACGCCATTTACCGAGAAGCTTGGGTGCCCGTCAATTTGGAGATCGTAGACTGTATATCCGCCTTCACTGTGGTTATATCTTGAGTCACCTGACGGTTGGAGAACCTCAACACGGTCCACCCTAATTGGTTCAAAACCTGAGTCCGTTTCACATCTCGTCTGCCGCGATATTTTATGCGATGCACCCCGCCGTCGATCTCCACATCTAATTTCAGTTCTGGGAAAGCTATGTCCATGACATAGAAATGTTTCGCGTTTTTCTTCGTCACCAGCCCCGTGTGAAACCTGAAGTTCCACCTGCAATTTGGGAACAGTTTGGATACGATCCGATCTTGAATCGTCCCAACATGAGAACGCCTTCCAATGGTCCTCCCAACCCATTTCTGCTTGCAATGCCTTCCGCAAAAAATTGTCCTTTTCTTGGATGCGGATTTCGTTGACTGAAATTCTTCGCCGCATTCCTCGCAGTGAGATAAAATTGTCCTGTTCCTGCATTCCAGCGAACAGAAACGGCGATTCGGATGCCCCGTTAATGATTCTCCGCAATGAAGGCATTGGTTTACCACCGGCTCCCACAGTGGCCCTTGGGCAGCCGCCCAATGGCTCGCGCATAGCGTCGAACAAAAACGCCTTATCACATCCTTCCTTGGTTTTACTGGCCGAAATGTTATTCCGCAGTGCTCGCACTTCATTGGCATCGCGTGAGTGCGACACGTCTTGGAACAATATTTGCGATTGGGATAACCTTCCCTTAGCGGTTTGCCGCACAAGGCGCATGGTTTCATACGGAGAGAATACCCTGTCGCAAGTCTCAAGGTCAATAGCTTTAATCCAGCCCCTGCTGGTAAAAAATGGGTGATCGGGAGTGCAATCTATTTTGCGACCGTCTGTTAGCCAAACACGCGACAATTTTGGCACAAGTCTGTTGAACGTTTTAAGAACCTTAGACGGTCCAACCGAAGACCAAACAAGATCGCCAATCTGAATTAATTCAATTGGTTTTGGTCCAGTTGTCGTGTCAACCATTTGCCCAGCCGGGAAACACCATTTCCCAAGCCCAACATTTTTGTTCCCCTGTACCGTCGGTACTCCTACGATTCCGCGCCTCATATCGCGGACCCTTCTTTCATCGGAAACTTCCTTGTCTTCGAGGCGATCTGTCGTAATCGCTACCCGGCTATCAAGCAAATTGCCCGGCAGATAATCAAAGCGGTCTTTCGCTTGTTGCCAGAGGTCACTAATTTCGCCCCATATCCTTAGTCTTAATCCTCGCATGTCCGTAGAAGACACTAAAATTAAAGTCTCTTGCGGGAAACAAAAATACTCACATAAACTGATCCAAGCCGCCTCATGCGTTTTTGCAGAACTTGCGGGTCCAATTAACACCGTAATCTTGTTCTTGAGAATCTGGTTTCGGCACAGCTTGTGCCAACGATGGTTGTCGAGGTGCGGCCAAATAAGTTGCCGCATCCGCTCGTAATGCCAGTAGAAACCCATCCCAAACGACATTCCTGTTTTTTGATCGGTCCACTTGCCTCCGGACTGAATCATGAACATCTCGATCTGCAAATCGTCGTAATCTTTGAAGGTGAGTCCGTAGCGCGTCACGATGTTCTGACCTTGACGTAACTGCGTGGTGGAAGTAATTCAAGAGAATATATGAGCGTTGTTGTTCGGAAGGCTTACATCTATGCACTCTCCGATCCTCGAAATAGGACTATTCCGAAATATATTGGTCAAACCACAGTAAGTCTTCGACGCCGACTCTGGGGACATTTCTCGTTCGTTAAACAAAGACCGAATTATCCGGTGCATAAATGGATTGCTGCGTTGCGATCTGAGAACCTTGTTCCGGTGATTTTTGCCTTGGAGGAAACCGACACAGATAACGCCTCACTTCGAGAGACTCATTGGATTCGTTTTTTTAGACCATTGGGTTCATTGCTCAATCAATCGGATGGACCCGGAATGCTTGGTATGAAGCATCCACTACCGAGAGAGGTGATCGACAGGCAGGCGGCATCAAAGCGCGGGAAAAAGATGAAACCGGAGAGAAAGGAACACTGGTTAAACCATCCAAATAACATCATAGGCCGTCAAAAACTCGCTGCCTATAATGCTGAAAAGAGCAGGCCCGTTGTTTGTAACGACGGAAGAACCTTTGCTTCCATTAACGCCGCCGCAAAAGCAATTGGTCGCGACGGCGCTACTTTAGGGAAGGCGATGAAAGAAGGTTGGATGTGTAACGGATTCAGATTTTCATTTTTAGAAAGGACTTAAAATGCCAGCCGCGACCCCGTGTATTCCGACATGCTGTTCAACTCCGCAACCAGTGCAAGTTCCCGGATCGCAAGGAAACAGTTCAATCACCGTCACAACGGCTAATTTCGTCATCCCCGCTATAGGCGCGACTGTTTTAATTCCATGCGCCGACACATCTTGGTTCAAAGCGTTCAAGAATCTTTTCATCAGTGATGGTGCGGACATTGCTAATTTCTTGGTTACAGCAGTCAACAGCGCAACGAGCTTTACTGGCAAATTCCTTGGCTTTGTGGGTGACACGGCTCCGGGTGCGACCGTAAATGCAGGAGCTTTGGTTGTTCCGGGGGTTGGTGACTTCACCGTGCCGTTTGACCTCGACTTGCTGACCGCATTCACCGACAACAGCGGGGGCACCAAGTCTGACACCATTGCCGCCAGCCTTGCGAAACAGACCATCATGCTCGGTCCCTTTTCAATGGCGCTCTTGGTGAACAGCCAGATTTGGGAAATCGCACTGCCGTTCAACTTCCTTGTAACCAGCGCGATCTTCCGTTGCGACATAGCGATAACGACTGGCGCTAAAGCAGCTACTTTCACTACGCGCATTAACGCGGTAAACACCACCGGAGGCGTAATCACAGTAGCCGGAGCTTATGCAACAGGCGCGACTCAGGCTGGCACGGCAATCAGCGGCACCAATGTAGGAACTGCTGGACAGACGCTTGAATCTAT